CTTCATCTTCAATCTTGCCTTCGGTTACAAGCTGGATAAACTTACCGTACGTGAACGGTTTAAATTCTAAGGTGGTCTGTTGTAATTCTGCCACTACCGGTAAAGCAGGTATATCCAGCTCATCAAACCCAATCTTGGTACTCTCGATAGATTCAGTAACCGGTTTACCGCATTCAGAACAGATATATGTAACCTTAAACTTCGTGTCGCCTAACGATGATATTTTACGGAGCAACGATAAATATAACGCATCTGAGTACGTTAAATCATCTTTATCCATGCCTTCCACCAGAACGCCTTCCATTGCCATCTGGAAAATATCCTGCATAGTTTTACCGCCTTGGTTAAATTTCTTTACTTCTCCAAACGAATACGGGCGATATTTAATAACCGTACCTTTCGGGTACGCCTTAAAATGCGATGGCAGCTCCGTTACGGTTATCTCCGGTAAAAACCGGAGCTTCTCATCCTTCGGTTGGTTCTTTAATTCTTCGTGCCTAACTATATCCATACTATATTAAACGCTAATTCTAACCATAATTTATAAAACCCGTTTTGAATTCCAAACCAGAAAGTCTAATGCATACTCGTTAGCCTGTGAGTCGGACCGGCCATTAAACGGTAGCTCGCCAGCCGGGAATACCGAGTATAGATACCCTTTTACCGGTTTCCTGCTGGCATCCAGCCTGTAAACAAGTAAACTACGTAAACATTCCTCAACAGGTGTTACCCCTTTTCCGTTATTTAAAATCTGTACATCCATCCATTCAACGAAATAATTCTCCAATGTACAGTATATATCATCAATAAAATCTATTTTTAGCCGTCTCAGGTTACTATTCACCGGAACAGAGAACTGGCGCATAGGCGATGAGAACTCGTTCGTGTTCACGCTACAAACCAGGTCTTGTACCTCAGTTGCAGGAAACCAGGAGTCAAACGGATACGGTGGCGGACCGTATCCGTTCCCGCCAAAGAAACAGATGTCCCATAGGTAACTCTTGCTCCATTCAACCGCCCGAACTTTATCAATCGAATCTAAATACATAAATTAACCCAATAAAAAACTCCCTACCCAGTCTTAATATAGACCAATAAGGAGTTTTATGTTAGCCAAATATACCTAATTTACTTTATGGTATGTTTCCGCTGGGCCCCGATGCGCCTGCTGAGCCGTCTAAGAAGTAGTCGTAAGACAATGTCATGCCCGGTTTAAGAGCGTCACTGGTACTTCCGTCAAGGTTAGGTAACGTATAGCTCTCTAGCCAGCATCCAATCAGTTTATATTCCCAGATAGGGAGCAACTGTCTGTTTAACCTTGTAATCAGGATAGTTGCATCTAACTCTGCTTTAGTAAACTGATGCGCTGTTTGTGACCTGCTGCAAGCTTCTCGCCAGTTACGAATAAAATGCGAGATGCGATTATCAACAGTTTCCACGAAATTAAGCGTAAACGTCATACCATATTCTTGAATGCCCGGTTGTTTAACCTTATGTCCCCGAATAGCGACTGTGATAGAACTATTTGTTGACACGGGAATATCCGTACTTTCGCATCTGAAATTCAGGTCTGCATCGTCCGGCCAGCCTATACCACCTGCGATAGGTGCCGCAGGCCAGGTCAGGAACTTTACATCCCATTGATATACCGTTGCGAAATCAGCGGTCATTCTAATGTTATCTATTACTGGATACATATAATTATAATCTCCTTATCTTTTTAGTTATACACTCTGTGCAGCCAAACTAAAGTCCATGCCCGTAGAGGTAATAACAACCTTGAACGGGATATATTCAATAGCTTTAGTTGGTTTAACAAATAACCAAACGTTTAACCGATAGTTATCAATGTCATCCTGTGAATTATTGGTATCATCGCAGACAACCTGATAATCGTACACGCCTCGACGGGCTTTAATGTTATCCATGTAAGACTCCAGCATAGCCCTGATAATCCCTCGGGTAGCTTCATCATTCAGCTCGAACAAGAAGTCTTCAAGGGCAGTTGCACATGCCGGTTCAATCACGATAAGCATTAACCGGACGTTAAGCCGGTCTAATGCACTTGGTCTGGCACTAAGCGTTTTCTGGCCCCAGATAACAATACCTTTATTCGGATAAAACCGGATAGGATTGATACCGTTATCGTACAGGTAATCCATCTCGCCCTTGGTAAACCGTCTATTGGTATCTTTAACGTTAATAACACCCCGTCTAAACCCGCCTACCGGATACCACATCTCGTAGTTATACGCCGTATAACTGATTGCCGCCGCAGCGTACCCGTCTGGGGCTACCCAACGTTCTACATTATTATACCGGTCGTATACCTGCACGTGCGGTGTATATAACGCACCGTACGATGTGTTCGGATTTAACTGCGACATCTTAAAATCTACAATAGAATTCAGATAATCACTGGCGTTCTCGCTATCTTCCGGTGTGGATAGTATGGCTACACAATCTTTCCTTGCTTCTGCAATAGCTAACAACTGCTGCTGGTACGCAACCGATGTGTATCCGCCGTCCATAAGTACGGTTAACGGATACGATTCCTGATTCAGGAAAGCTTCGCTGGCCCGAATCATATCCCCGTCCGATACCAGCCCGCCATCATCGCCGCCCGAAATCGGTAAAGCGATGCCTTGTACCTTCACCACCGTTGCCGAACAGTCGGTTATCCATTTACCGGTCTCCGCATCAAACGTATCGTCCGGGTTAACATCGGCACTGTTAGCTTTACCCCGAATATAAGCAGATGAACTCAAGATTGTATCTAAAAAGATATTCTTACCATCGGCGTTCTTACGGCCTGCTTCCCTTGCAAACACGTAGGTCTCAACCGGATTCTCTTCATCCTCGCCTGAGAATACCTCTAACAGACAAGTATTAGGTGTCTTGGTATTCTTAACCGGCAGAATTTTGATGCCTTGCAGCTCGGTAATCGTAATCTTTGTTGCTGAACCGCCTGACTGTTCAGATGTATATGGTATCCCAGCCAAAGCATCATCCTTGTTTGCAGCTAACTGGATGCTGTCCACACCTGTTCGGATAACGTAAAGTACCTCCGGTGTACCTGTAGGAAAAGCACCTTGTTTAGCCTCGACAAATACTGCTTCGCCTGTTACCCAGCCCGGTGCCGATACAGTTTTAATAGGTATTACTGTATCACCGGTAAACTGTGATATAGTTGAAGGTAACGTAATGTTTTCTTCGGTACGTCTACTAAGTTTAACTACGTTAGCTTCATATTCAGTCGAGTTACCTTTATCCCTTGCCGCTGCTGCTGCCTTCGCTTTTGAATACGAAGTAGCCAGTCTGATTGTGGATGTCCATTTACCACCGGCATATTTTTCGTCTTCTTTAACAACGTAAAATACGCCAGATGCGTTTAACCCGCCTGGGATTCGATAGCTTTTAACTGCAACCCCGCCTTCCAATTCATCACTGGCGGCGGCAATCCTGACCGGTTCACCATCCTGCCAGTCCTGCTTGCAGGCAATCTTAAAACCTTCAATGTTAATGGGGTTTTCAACCGAATCACTGCCAGCAGAAGTATCTCCTGGATACTCAGATACAACAGATTCAATTGGCCGTTGCCGGAACAGTTTAATCTTAATATCATTATTCCATGAACCGGGGTTCTGGGCAAACAATACTAACTTCTTATCTGCTACCGATACATAGCTTGTATCCATAATACCCTTGGTAAATCCCTTGTTCTCAGCCTGTGTCTCTTCATCACCGGTAGAAACAAAGTTTGCCCCGCCGGTTAATGCTCCGGCACCTGCACATCGTTTAACCCAAAGCTTATCCGATTTTTGCAGGAATGCCAGCGCAGAAAAGAAAGCATCGTTCCCGTCAATTGGTACTGCTTCTTTCAGTGTAAACTTACGTAACAAGTCAGTGTCACTTGTAACTAACTGCGGCTTATCAACGGGCCCCTTCACGGTGGGTAACACTATCCCACCGTACACGCCCGGAAACCCCGGAACTCTCGTTGAGAGGTCAATCTCTTGAACTCTTACTTCTGGTGCACTCATATCATTTATTTTTCCTTATTTTTTTACTATTTTTTAATACTTAATAATGTTACGCCTGCTGGTACACCGCCTAACAGATGTTTTAATAGTTTTATTTTACCCCAAGGTGGTAACATTATTGTCTCTCCGTTATAACGTAAACTAACCGATTTTGATAATGTAGATATAACCTGCACCTCTTCAGGAGGAGTAATCGGTTTAGCTGTCTCGAATGTTTCAGCATTTTTAACTACCTCCCCAGAAACAGAATCCACATCATCAAACATTAAATCTTTATCTTTATCCCGTAAAGTAACACTTTTTAGTTTGCTATCTTTATATTTCTTTCTATTACTCACATCTAGAATCCTTTCATGTTAAACTTTAACCTGCATATCCGTTATAGCAATTAGTTTCTGCCGGTCATGCTCCAAAATTAACGGGTAAACAATGTTAGCCGTCGTACTTAATATAGACACAGACCCGTAGTTTTCATAACCAAGTCTGGATACCCCAGTTGTGTCAAAAGTCTTTACACTGGCTAATATGTTTAAGTTAGGTGTACGTTCAATACTAAAATCGAATGGCCCGCTCGGAAAAAAACATAAAAATGTCTCTTCCAGATACTCAATCACATCCATTGTAGGTGCCACGAACATATTATTTATGGTCAGGTCAACATATCTAACCCTATATAATATAGCTTCGGGAGCTTTGTTTACCATTGATTTAACTCCTTGAAACTGCCGACCTTGCTCTGCACATGGCCGAAGCATATCCCTGTTCCATACAATAGCCAGCCAGTCCGGTCTGCCTGCGTTCTGGGCAATAAAATCATTCGTAACTATCTCGGATTTTAAAATCGGACTAAACCCCATATCAGGGTCATGAACAATCTTGGTAATAGTAACAAAATCTTTAACGGTACCACGCAACATCTCATGAAACCCTTTTATCACCTTAGCTGTTATATTACCATGTCGTCTAACTTCCATATCAATTAACCATAATTATAGCCGAATCGCTAAATATACTACCGCTCAGGTTGGTTATGCTAACCTTATACTCCCCTGCATTACTACTGGATACACTACTAATAGATAACGTTTTACCGGTCTTGCCCTCCAGTATAACATCATCCTTGTACCATTGATATTTAATAGGCGGGGTGCCATCACCTAAAACTGTCATTGTACATCTTGACCCAACGTTAAATGTACCGCCAACCGGATTAACCAAAACAAACGGTAACGATGCAACCGTTACGTATGCTTTATAAGACGTTGCAGTACCAATCTCGTTTGTTATTACTACCCGGTAATACCCGACATCATCTTCCGAGACAGTATCAAACGTTAAGATAGCTTCATCTGCACCGGTTATCTTAGTATCACCCTTATACCATTGGTATGATAACGTGCCACCACCCCTGGCCAAAACGGATAACGTCCCTGTCCCACCTAAATCCAGAACCGTATCCTGTGGATGCTCAAGTATCTCCGGTGTGCCCGTAATGACTGCGCTCATTGGTATCAGCGGATATTTATGGAACATCTCCTGGTCTATGCCCAGCATACCAGACTCGTACTGTACCTTTAACTGTATAACCCGACCGCTAGCCAGTTTAACGATAACCTTGGAGTATCTGGGTATCTTTGTCTCGGGCTCAATCCACATTGCCGGTTGCAGCTCGTTAAACACGTCTAACGTTTTATCAGCTAAAAACCGTTCGGTAATCAGGTTACTTATCAATACCCGTCTGGATAACGTAGGTAACACGTCATATTTAACACTGTTATCCGACCCTCCGTATACACCTTCCCCAACCGGATAAAATATATCGGCATCAAATCCTAATGGTTCCTGTAATGTAGAGATTAACTTAGAGGAAATCTTTGCGCCTACCTTAAGTAACCGCTCGGTCATATCTAAACTAACCCGTCTCTTATTACAGTAATTCATATCTTTTAATCATGGTCAGGTACTATCTTTGGACAATCCTCATAGTTGCCGTCTGCCTTATACTCACAAACCGTACCATCCAGCCTACAGATACCTTGTAACACCCCTAAAAAATAACAATGCCCGCCCTTGCCGTTATCGGGTTCATCACCTTTCTCATCCTCGGATAACTGCTCCGGGGAACAGCAAGGACAATACCCAAACTCATCGCCCCTGTCTTCAAACTCGCACACCTCGCAAATAAAATACGGTTTTTTATCTTTATTCATAACCAACTAATTCATCTCGTTTACGTTCCCAGTCTGGATAAGCCAGATACCACGGTGTTTTCTTTAAATTTGTCCAGTTATTAGATTGCATCAGTAATAACCCGTTATGGATATGCTTGCAAAACCCTGGATACCCGTTCGGGTTAACCCTTGGCCTGGTTCGGGTCTTCCTGACATACTGTCTTGGTTTAGGCCCGAATATAGCCCCGTTTTTCCAGTTCCAATAAGCAAACCTGAAATAAAAATCTGGACAGGTACACCTGCACCTAAATGGCGTCTTACTTAAATCCGGTTTTTCTATGTACCAGTTCCGGTTCTTGTACGGTACAACCATGAAAAAATCCAAGGGCATCTCTTTATCGGTTATCTTCACATCATAAAAGGAAAGGTTAACTATATGATGCGCATTGACCGTTAACCCAAAATGTTCCTGCTGCATCACAAACAGGTTTGTCCCTGCATACGGTATAACCTTAACTACATGCCTTGATTTAGAGGAGCTATATCCCCGTTCCCGCCATTTAGTTAGTTTAGCGGTTGATTGTAACAAACCTTTTACTGTCCATCTAGCCATGTTATCTTACCACGAATACCATTTTTGTACCGAATCCAGCCTTGACCGATAGTTAGACTCTTTTTCCCTTGCATACGATAATATATCATCCAGGTTAATGTTAACCGGTAAACCTTCCAAATTCATCTGTACCTTTAGATTAGCGTACCCAGTCAAAAACCGAGCAGCAAACAAATCCAGAAACATCTCTTCCCCAATATCAATGTTCGTTACAAACGGATATTTAGTCCGATAACTAACTTTAACCGGTGCAGTTGTCGGTTCAGTAAACTTAACTGTTACATGACCATGCCCATAATCAATCACACCGTTCGTTATACCATCCCCAGTTATAACTCCATCAAGGTCGGCTGCTACGCTACCGTAATCTAACTTAACCGTTGACGGAACCGGTTCAGCCGATAAACAGAATGACTGGTCGCCTTGCAACCCGTCCACATCCAGTAACACCTCATCTTCAATCGTGTTTGATAATGTATATTTCTTCTGGTACTCTATCTCCCATTGCCCAGACGGACACCATAACATGTTAAACTCGTCTACCCACCATTGATGCGATGATACCCGTACATACGGCGACGGTGTTCCCCAAGACCGCATTACATTAATAGGTCTTAAACTAATTAACTTTAAACAATCATCAGGAACCCGCCATTTACCGCCTACAATCATAACGGACGGTATCTTAACGATAACAGGCCGATACCGTTCATATTCTTTAACCGCAGGTATGAAAAACCGACTGGATATATCTTGCGGTAAAATATCTATATCTTCTGGCCGGAGTAAAATCTGCCCCGCCCCAAAGATAACCTTTTCTACTGCTTGTTCCTGAGTTAACATACCATAACCTTATTTCTTAGGTTTTCGGCCCCGTTGTTTCTTTGCTTTCGGTTTAACTTCTTTCTCAGGTTCCTTTTTCTTCTCTGGCACAGGTTCCTTTTTAGAATCTTTCTCCGGTTCTTTCCCAGCTTCAAACCCGAAATCTTGTATATTGTCTACATCACTGCTTTTATCTAAACTAACGGAATCATCCTCAAAAACTTCTACTACTGGCGGCGGTATTGTCATATCTATAACCTCGATTAAACACGGGTTCTGATTCAATAACCGGTCGAACTCATTCTCTGCCAGTTCCTCAACCGGTACCATGCCGCCTTTAACAACCGTAACCACCCCTTGCTTAGTGTTAATCGCTATAGCAAACCGTTTAGATATATTTTTAATTAACTTTGACATAACTCTACTTACCCCTAAAAAACAAGGGGTTGACATAATAGGCTGTATAACACCCCGTCAACCCCCTTTCATGTATACGTATAACGAATTATTACTTAATAGTTAATACCTTAAGTAGTAATATCTACCGCATTGATGAATGCAGGAGCGACAACTTTCATGCCAGCCCAAACACAAGCGATACCTTGCCGCTGTAACACGTTATTCGGTACCGGTAACGTATTGCTCACAAAGAGCGGCATATACGGTGCGTAAACGACCGCTGCATCAAACATGCTCGTGCCCTTATAGATAGTAAGGATACGATTCGGGTCGGATTGTGGCGAACGGATAACGCTAATACCATCTAACGTACCGTATAACGCTGGCCCCGAAGCGTTCACCTCGGTTCGCTGAAAACCCGGTAACATTGCCAAGGTTGCCGAGGCGACACTACCGGCAATGATAACGCTAACGTTGCCACGGCCAGCATTCTGCAAGATATTACTCTCAGACAGTAAAATGCTATCTTTCAGCTCGAGCTTATGCTCTGCCCAGCTATACCCTGAATGCGTCCGGTTCCATGTAACCGTAGGGCCGGTCACGTTCTGTTCCAGCATATAAATAAGCGTGTTACCAATCTCAGCCGTCATTGCATTGGTTAAATCGGTAATCATCTCATCTTCGGCAATGGAACCGAACCGTTTCTTCATTGCATACGCCTTGAACATACCAACCTCGGAGCCCAACACAAAAATCTGGGCTTCAATATCGGTGCTGTTATTCTGCGGAATGATACGGGGATACGGCGCACCGCCTTCAAAATCCTGACCGTACGATGCTGTAACGGGTACAGTGGCTCCGGGGTCATCCAATAACTGAATTGCCCATTCACCCGAGGAGTAATTAATTGTACCTTGAATACCTACACCGAAAAAGTTACCTTTCCCGTCGTCCTGTGCTTCGGTGGCCAGATAAGCCGAAGTAGTCTTAACCCTGAAACTATTGGGTCTGATTGGATTAGAACTGCTAATACCACTAATCGTACCAGTATAGCTGGTTGTACCATCTACAAAGTTACCTAAGCTAACCGGGATGTTCTCGTTGGAGAATCCTCTCGGGTAAGCGTCCGGTGCCCGCCACGGCGTACTTAACACGTCACCTTCGGCAACGTTACCTCTGGTAGTCTGTGATTTAGTTTCCTTGAAATATACAATCCCACGCTGCTCGTCAATCGGCTGGGTACTACAAATCAAAGGAATAATGCTGCTACCATACGATGCGGTCACAATATCCAATGCTACATTAGGCAGTTTACCTAAATCTGCATTCGTACCGTAGACGCCCGATTCCGATAACATGTGATTCTTGTAATCGTCCCATTGCTGGAGCTGTCGACCAAGAGCGCATACGTCAAAAGAGGATATATCCCTTGTTCTGGCCAAAGGAGAATACTGTAATGCTTCCATCTGCGGACCGTACTTGCGCAGGTAATACTGCGCATCCTTGTCCAACTGTTGCATCAGTCTATCCTCATCCAATACCATTCTTTTACTCATTTTATTTTACCTTTCAGTTATTTTTATGTTTTATACTTTTTATTTATTTTTTATTAGTAGCAGGTGCTAACTGATTTTTAAATACAACTGCCGCCCTGCTTTGCCCTTCACATAAATACGATTCAGATAACCTGGCGGTTCTGGATGGCTTCCGGGTAACTGGCCTAGCCCGACGGGCCTGTCTTCTGGAGATACTCTCGGCCAGCCGGACAGCCTTTGACTCTGGCATCGACCGTAACATCGACCGCATATCTTCGACCGGAACCCTGTATTTCCGGCTATACCGCTCAACCTTACTGGTTAAATTCCGTTGTTTTTCTTTGGCCTGTAACCCACGAATAACACCTTCCGATTTAGCTATCACCCGGTTAATCTCGTGCGGTTTGCCTATCCGTACATATTTACTAAGCGTACTTTCAGCCAGTCGGATAGCCCGTTCAATCTCGTGCGGTTTACCAATCCGTCTGTACCGTCTAAGCTCTTCAATCATACCTTTTAATTGTCGGGCTAACTGATTCGGTTTAGCTAACCCCTTGAAAAACCTGCGGCTTTTCTCGCTCTCGGCCAGCTTGCGTTTAATCTGTGCAACGCTACCCAGTTTCCTGTAAGCGGTTAATCGCTCGGAAACCATCTTCTGACGTTTGTTCAGGCTAATCGCCTTGTCACAAACCGCTTTACCTTTACTACGCAACTCGGAAATAAGCTTGTTCTTATTCTCTACCAGACCTTTCATCTTGGACAGGCTGCCTTTCATCTTGCGTACTCTTTTCTTGGACATGCTGGATTCTTGTAACGCCTTGGAAAGGTCACTCTGTAACCTTGTCCGAGACTCAATCATCTCAGTTAATATCCTGTTACCATCAATAGTTTTTTCCATATTAACTTTATTTTTTATGTTTTTTATATTTTTGTTTTCTACTAACCTCGTGCTAGCTTGCCTAAACCCCGGATATAACACAAAGTCTACCGTTTCAAATATGTAACTATCCTCATCTACAATAGGTACACCGTCCCTGTCCCTGCCCTCAACGTAACAACCATTCGCTCTTGTAGACGGTTTTAATGCGCTACCACCCTTCAAATATGTATACAAATTCCGACCGGCCTCCGTATTGTAAATCAATGCCTCGCCCATCCCACGGCCATCCTCATCAATCCATAACCTGGTCAATACATGACTAACCCGACCTTTCTCAAGGTCTTCCTCAGTTACAATCTTATCTTCATGACCTATCTTGCCAAAGATAAGCCGGTTCTTTAACCGTTCTTGTAGCTCGGGACTATTCAATGTTTTATCCCATAAACTTCTCGGATAAAACCGCTGGTTATCGCTAACGCCGTCCGGGACAAACATCTGACCTACTACCCGCCCTAAAAATACCTTGCCGTCTACCTCGCTCTTACCATCCGTAGATACGCCTTCGTTTAACGACCATTTAAACCCGGCCTTACCGCCCCAAACATCAATGAATTTTTCTTGTACTGCTATCATAACAGGTTAATCAGTTAAATATCTAATCCCACCATACCGGATAAACCGTTTACCCCGATTTAAACTTTCTCTGGGGGCGCCTTCCGTGCCCCGGCCACCGGCACTTATTCTTTCCCGGTCAAGTCTTTCTTCTCCACCTTCATGAGCCCCAAAATCTTCTGAATCATCTCCCAAATCATCTTCCAATGAATCTTTATCCATAAACATATCTTCATCATTATCTTCTTCTCCTTCTTCTACACCATCAAACTCGCCCAGGGCATCCCGAACCGTTTCAATAAACCAATCCACAGGGAATAAATCAGGTACAACATCCGAGTTCCCGTCAAACACGCCCTCCGGTAAATCTTTAACCGAGACCAGCCGTTCATCCTCAGCTACCGTATAAATTACACATAACTGATACTCGCCTTCAACCTCGCCAGTTATCGCTACCGAGATAATCTTGTTCCCCGGAAACGTTAGCTCGTAATAAGTACCACCATGTTTAGTTGTATCCCGATAAACATCCTCAATATCATCATCCTTTAACAGATTCTTTAAAAAGGTTACAAACCCTCCCCCACCGACTGTACGTTCCTCTTTGTCCTTCAATAAATCTACTACATCATCCGGTACAACCAAGTTACCGCTGCCCAGCCCTGAATCACCCAGCATTAAAACACCTGTGGACGTTAACGGGTCTTCTTCGGAATATATCTTTGTACTTAATGATTGCGGATTCAACATATCATGCTGACTCTGGTTCCATTCATTACAAAGACGTTCTAATCTCTTTAACCTACTCATATAATCATTCCTACAGGTTATTTCTACCTATCCCGCCCCCTAAAATTTAATATAGACTCAACTTTTCCAAATGATACTCAGTTTTTTAACCGTTTATCATATAAAAGGGAGCTAAAGGTATCAGGAGTATCCCTTAGCTCCCCGCCGTGTGTCGTTTATTTACTGGTAGTAGCTATGATACAACACAAATCTTTACTCCTAACGTACCCGTCTGGATAACCTGCCCCGACGTAA